TATCGCCCTAGATACACCGATTGCATCAAGCGCATTCTACCCAGAACTAATTCTTGGTACTGGCATCATGGCAAAGAACGTGATCATGTATGGTGGAGATTCCCTTGAGAAGCTATTGAACTTCCGTACGTGGGCGCAGGTAGCAGCAAGTCCAGAATTCCCCGCAGGTATTGAGTGGGCAGCTTGGGCAACAGATACTTGGCAGGGAGTCCTTACATTGTCTGGCAAGGTTCCATCAATGGACATTGGTGCTCAGTATCTTGGAACAATCGGTTCAAACAGGTACGTTGTGGGTGAAGATGAGGGTGCAGAAACGAAGTCTCTATACATTATCGATAGTGGAGTTTCAATTAGCTCCAAGGATATTGCTGATGTGTTGGAGGAAAGAGTTGTTGTAAGCACACCAACATGGTCAACACTTGGTTCATATTCGGCCTAATGTGCTACAATATGGTACATGGATGGTATTAACGGTAAGCATAAGACGACAGTAGTTCCCAAGATGTATGATTGGGGACTTTTCTTTTGGAGACTCCCAAGTGGACACCTATTTGGTGACGGCAACGGTAACCTATTAAATGTGCAGGCAGACTCAAAGTTTGACTTTGAAGCTATCGGAAAGATCAAGCGTGCAGCCGCACATTACGGACAGCCAGATGGTAAGCCTTGGTTCCAGCCCGGTCTTAAGCGTGCAACCGACGACGAGTATTCGGAACAAAAGGAAAGGTTCCTCAATGGGGAAGTCCTTTTGAATGACCTAGGTGCTGTCCACGCAGCACAGCAAGGACTCAAGAATGAACGAAGATGACGACACTCCTACTTGGGAGCAGCCAGTATTTGTCAAGAGTGGACCAGTAGATTACAAGGTCAGTCCTTATGACAATATGGACCCATTCGATAAGTCTTGGGATACACTAAAGTCCCTCAATGGACTTGACAAGAACTTCGTTCGTAGAACTACACGTAAGGCTCTTGGACAGCCAGTAACCGAAGAGTACGAACGTCAATCAGGAATGAATCCTCAGGGAACCGGGGCAGAGTCAAAGCAGATCAATCCCGGCAAGGTAAACTATGTCAATGGATATGGTGCCTTCGATGTTATCAATCCACCCTACAACCTATACGTATTGAGCGGATTCTTCGACACATCTTTCTCCAACCACTCCGCTATTATCTCCAAGGTAACAGCTTCCGTTGGCATGGGCTATACCCTTAACCTTACGCGCAAGGCGCTACAAAGTCTACAGAACAAGGACAGCGAAAAGCAGGATGCCGCCGGTAAGAAGCTTGATAAGGTAAAGGTTGACGTTACCGACTGGATTGAAGGTCTCAATGACCAAGACGGATTCACCGACACCATGAAGAAGGTAGTGACAGACTATGAGGCAACAGGAAACGGTTATCTCGAAATTGGTAGGACTACGGCAGGACGCATTGCATATGTTGGTCATATTCCTTCCACATCCATTAGAGTACGTCGTCTCAAGGATGGTTACGTTCAGATCATTGGACAAAAGGTTGTCTATTTCCGAAACTTCGGTGCCAAGAATCCTGACCCTCTTGGACTTGACCCTAAGCCCAATGAAATAATCCACTTTATGATGTACTCACCACTGAACACCTATTACGGTGTGCCAGACATTGTGTCGGCGGCAACGTCAGTGGTTGGAGACCAGCAGGCAGAGCAGTACAACCTTGAATACTTCGAAAACAAGGCGGTACCTCGCTACATCATTACCCTAAAGGGTGCAAAGCTAAGTCCAGAATCAGAAGACAAGCTGTTCAGGTTCTTGCAGACTAACCTTAAGGGACAGAACCACCGTACGCTTTACGTGCCATTGCCTCCTGACTCAGAAGGTAACAAGGTTGAATTTAAGATGGAGCCTGTAGAGAACAAGATTCAGGATGCATCATTCGACACGTACCGTAAGTCCAACCGTGAGAACATTCTGTTGGCGCATCAGGTTCCATTGTCCAAGCTTGGTGTTGGCGAGGGTAGCGGTGTTGCCGCAGCAGTGACACAGGATAGAACATTCCGTGACAATGTTGTGCGTCCATTGCAGCGTTACCTAGAGAAGATTGTTTCTAGATTCATCAGGGAAGCAAGCCAGCTTGTTGAGGTAAAGTTCAACGAGGCATCCATTGTTGACGAAACAGCACAGGCCAACATTCACGAGAAGTACCTTGTTAATGGAGTTGTCAAGCCTAATGAGGTTCGTCAGGAACTTGGTAAGCCACAGATTGATGGTCTTGATACTGAAAAGGCTGATCAGGCCAAGGAACAAATGCAAATGCAGCTTGACGCTACTGCTCAGCAGAATGATATGAAGATGCAGGCAGATGCAAAGGCCAAGCATGACGCCATAAGTAATGACAAGAAGGACCAGAACGCTTCCCAGAATGCTTCGGATTCACCAACTACTTCTACGGGCAGGAACCCAAAGGGTAGTGGCGCAAAGCAAGATGGTAAAAGTGCTTAAAGATAGTGTATAATTAGGACTAACATGATGAAATTCAATGAGACCTCAGGATCGATTGTTGACGGCAGGATTCAATTCTCCGTACCAATCTCCAAGATGGATGTTGATAAGCGTATGGTTCACGGGTTCGCAACCCTTGACAACATCGACCTCCAAGGTGACATTGTTCCGTTAGAGTCTTCAATTAGGGCTTTCGATAAGTTCCGTGGAAACATCAGAGAAATGCACGACTCGCTAAAGGCAGTCGGCAAGATGATGTCATTCCGTCCCGAACGCTATTACGATCCAAACACCGATACTGTGTACAACGGTATCTGGGTCTCCGTGTACGTTTCCAAGGGGGCAGAAGATACGTGGCAGAAGTGCCTTGACGGAACTCTTACTGGCTTCTCCATTGGTGGCGTAGTAACCGAGGTATACGACAGGATCGTAGAGAAGGGCATCTATAGGGTAATCGCTGATTACTTCCTTAATGAACTATCCCTAGTTGACAACCCTGCTAACCAGTTGGCAAGCATTATCTCCATTGAGAAGAACGCTGATGGTGGATACCTTTCCAAGACTGCCCCAGAGAACGTATTCTGGTGCAAGGCAGACAATACATTGCAGATCACTTCTTCTCCAACAACGTCATGCTTCAACTGCTCAACTCCTATGCAGAACATCGGATTCGTTGAATCCAATGACGCTGATAGAATGACTGTAGCAAAGAGTCTTTTGGCTAATGCAAAGAACGCTCCTACTATTGGAGACAACGTAGATTTCGATGAGGGCATCGGCCACATTGATTCCATTTTGACAAAGGGTCAGGTTAAGTTGGACAGTAGTGATGAACTACTAACAGCTACCGAAATTGACCCAGTTGCCGTTATTCAGGTTTTTGTTGAAAAGGATGATACAATGGTTTCGGTAAACCGTCGTATTGTCAAGAATATTTCTTCTTTGACAAAGACAAAGGAAAAGGAGGTTGAGAACATGGAAGATACTGACGTAACAATCGTGGAGGAAGTAATCGAAAAGGCCGCTGATGCAGTCGTAGTAGAGGAAGCAGTAGTTGAAGCACCAGCCGAAGAGGTTGTTGTTGAGGCTCCTGTAGAAGAGTCCACCGTTGTAGAAGAGGTTGTCGAGAAGGCAGAGGAAGCCGTCACGGAACCTGTTGAAGTAATTGTTGAAAAGCAATTCACAGACATTCAGAACATGCTCAAGGGTCTCACCGAGGCTTTGGTACCGATGGTGGAGATGCTTAAGTCTCTTGGTGCCAACACCCAATCAAACTCAGAGGCTATCGCTAAGATGGCATCCGATCTTGACGAGACAAAGGCAGGAGTCAGCGCCGTAAAGTCTGACACAGAAGTTTTCGGAGAACGTGTTGCTGCCGTGGAAGGCACAACCGCATTCCGTAAGTCCGCTGATCTTGGCGAGCAGCGTACGGAGCAGCCACAAGCTGCTACTAGCAAGTGGGGTGGGAGTTTCCTCGACACCGCCTATTACAACTGACAGATATACATAATTTTCAGGAGGTGAAAATGTCAGAGGAAGTTCTTACAAAGGCCGCAGAAGCTGGTGTATTCGCTGCCGGTGGTATTGGTGGAGTAACATCCCCAGCCGCAGGATCAGTGGGTAACGTAGCAGGAGGCTACTTCGGTAGCACCGCAGGTGCGAACGCCGTTAATCCATCTGGTATCGCTGGTGGAGGAATCCTACAGCCAGACCAGTCAAAGCAGTTCATTGACTACATTTGGGACGCAACATATCTTGCAAAGGATGGTCGTCACCTTACAATGAACGCTAACACCGCAGAAATCGAAAAGCTCAACGTAGGTGAGCGCGTGATTCGTCAGGCAAATCAGGCTGACGGCACATACGAAAACGCAGGTGCAGAGTTCACAAAGATCGAAATTACCACAAAGAAGATTCGTCTTGACTGGGAAATCGCTCGTGAGACTCTAGAAGACAACATCGAGAAGGACGCACTTGAGGATCGTATTGTTCGCAATATGACAGCCGCTCTTGCTAACGATATCGAAGACTTGGCAATCAACGGTCTTGGTACCGGTGCTGACAAGTTCCTAAAGATCATGCCGGGATTCATTGCTCAGGCAGACGCAGCAGGCTCTGGCTCTCACGAGACAGCCGTTACTGTTGCTGGTGGAGCATGGACCCCAGAGGTCATCCAGCAGATCATCAACACAATGCCACGTAAGTACCGTGCATTGAAGAGTGGTTTGAAGTTCTACGCAGGAACAAACACATTTGCAGACGTTGTGAAGAACAACGGTACACTTGCCAATGCAGTTTGGACTGACGGCAACAAGCAGACATACCTTGATGGTGTGGGTCAGGTTATCGGTGGTCTCAAGACTACTCGTGTACTTGGCGTAAGTCTTGCTGAGGTTCCTTACTTCCCAGAAGGACGTATTGAACTAACATTCCCACAGAACCGCGTGTGGGGATTCCAGCGCGACGTGCAGGTACTTCGTGAGTACCGTAACAAGAAGGACACAATCGAGTACACCGTATACGTACGTTTCGGACTCGCTTGGGAAGAGCTTGACGCACTAGCATTTGCTGATGCAGCCGCAGATATCTGATAGATAAGCTGTTGGAAGGGGGTAGGGAAACCTGCCCCCTTTCGCGTATTCTGGTACAATGTATCGAAGGAGGATTTATGACTAATGAAACTATTGAAGAGACTGCTCCACATGAAGATGGAGAAGGTGCAATCGTTATGGGACGTACTGGAATTACCACCAAGTCCCCAAAGAAGCCTAGAAAGGTTGCCCCAAAGCCAGTAGAGTCTGACAAGGCACTGCTCTATTCCGCAGGGAACATCACATTCCCCGGTGTTGGAGAAATCAAGTACGGATTCACCGTTGTCTCCAAGGAAGCGGCAGCTAAGTGGCTAACACTTAAGAAGGTCCGTGAAGCAACCGTTGAGGAAGTAAAGGAATTCTACGGAGTATGATCATTTACAGGGTGCCACCATTTCCACCATTCAGGACAATCGCTGTTCCTGTTGTGGATCACGAATACGATTGGGTGATTAGCGATGAGTTCGGTGAAGAGCTATCCACTGGAACCGCTACTTCGGACAGTGATGGCATTCTGAGCTTTCATTCCCCAAGTATAAGGTATGACGCTGACTATGTTCTAGAAGTCACGGACGCAGGAGAAACGGTACTCATTGAGCCACTATTTGTCATTCGTCCCTATGGTGCACTTCCAGTAACAGAAGAAGAGAAGAGAGTTGAGTCTATTAGTCGTGCAATCATTGATTCTACGACAAATGGATTCTATTACACACTAGCCACATTTGAAACTGAGGGGAGTGGGTCCGATTATCTTCCTATCCCAAGTAGGATCAATAAGCTCACACGAGTTTGGGAGAACGGTGAGCTTGTCTTCACAAACGGAAATGTAGAGAACACAAAGTCATTCGCAGTATCCAAGGACAGATCATCTGTCGTATTGGTTGGAGAAGACAGCTTTGATTCTGGCAAGCCAATCAAGGTTACCTACGCAGGGTCAGATTCATTCGGTGGATTCAATGGCAGCGGTGGAGCATTCCCACAGGGATCAGACTATGTTGTCGAATATGAATCAGGATATCTTGTTGTGCCCAATGAGGTCATGCAGGCAGCAGCTTTACTCGCCGCTGACGTTGGTGACGAAGATGAGTATCTAAAGCGATACATCAGCGAGTACGACACAGACCAGTACAAGGTAAAGTATTCCGCACGAGTTTTCGGGGGTACAGGAAACAAGACAGTAGATCAGCTATTGAAGAAGTTCAGGGATTACACCGTTAGGGCAGGACTCCTGTAATGTACCCAATGCTGGCAGACGTGTATTACGCAGAACAGGTTCAGAAGCCTTCGGGTGAAATGAAGAATACGTGGACCTTTGATCGTACGGTGAAGTGTGAACTCAAGACTGGTTCATTCAACACCGAGATGCGTTATGCCACCCAGACATTCGATGAGTTCTTTACGTTGCCTACAGTTCTGTATGGAAGATTCAAGGACGACATTCAGTCTGCCAGTGATGGTAGTCAGCACATGACAACAGAAATTCTTGTGACAAATGTTCGCACGAACAAGCCGGGGGACGCAGGAAAGCTTCTATTCACAGAACCAAATGATGCAGAAGACGACCAAGTACCAATCCTTTATGAGCTTCGTAGCCTCAGCCCTTTCATCAATATGTGGGGACGTGCAGAACATTACAAGACGCAGCTAATGCGTAGCGACAATCAGGAAGCTCTTGTATGACAGCAGTGACCTTCAACTTTACAGACCTAGTAACAAAGCTTGAGAGTGCTGTCCAGTACAGCATGGGTTTTGTTGCGGCTGTGGAGCAAGAGCGTCTGTCATTCAACACAAAGTTGGGCGAAGTCATCAAGACTATGCTTGAGCGCTACATTGACTCTCAAGCTAGTTTGTCACCTGAACGTCTTCACCACATGTATGAGTGGGGACAGGCAGGCGATCCTAGTGCGAGGCTGTTCGATTTCAATATGGTTGCTACGGTAACCCACATCACGCTTGACGGCAGCTTCCGTCAATCGACCTCCATCCCACCTTCCGGTGGTCCTCCCTTTGAGAACAAGGCGTCGGTCATGGAAAGTGGTGCCAGCATCACGATCACTCCCAAGGACAGCGGTGTCATTGCGTTCGACGTTGACGGTGAAACTGTGTTCACGAGTTCAGAGGTTTTCATTGAGCATCCCGGTGGTCCAGAAGTATCAGGAGCATTCAGGGAAACGGTAGAAGGATTCTTGCGAGGGTATGCCAAGTCAGAAGTTATTCTTCCAATTTTCAGGAGCATGGCAACTCCACAAGAATTCAAGCGCTACTTCCCATCAGGGGTAAAGGGTGGCGGGTACGCAACAGGACTAATTGCCGGTAGAGAGTATATGCGAATTAAGGGTGGCCTAAATGTTGAGTGAAACTATTGAACCTATTCATGTAGTTAACCGTTATCTGTGGGATGAACTAAAGAAGAGAATGTCCCCAACAGAAATCACGAAGTACAACTATGGAAACATCATGCCAATCTTCCCCGTCAATGACTCAACCTCAGGTGATGCCAAGTGGATTAACCGTCCATACTTCGTTTACACCCAAGCGTTCAGGGTAACCCATGGATTGCACGTACTTAAGAAGGCTACCTTCGTTTATAGCCTCAAGTCAAACGTCAATGACTTCATGGGCTGGGCGTCTGCTCTTCAAGACATTCTTGACCGTCAGGACGATGCGGCAGCAGATATCAACGAATACAATTGGAGCCTAGGGAATGGCTCATTGTACTGTCCAGTAATCTTCCATTCATTCCGTGTTTATCAGAATGAGCCAGCTAAGCCAAGCAGTTCTGTGTCCACTCCCTCCGTGTCAGCAACATTTATGGTGGTAGCCGAATACCATTTAGTATAAAACCGATGGTATACTTCTAATTGAGGAAACGCCCATAAACTTTATACAGAAAGAGGTGAAC